TCTGACACCTTGGCGATGCGGTCGCTCAGCCAGTCGAGGTCCAGTGCCAGCCGCGCCAGCCGCAGATCGTCGGCACCAGTCCTGACCGCCGGTTCGACGAGGATATCGACAGCCACCTCGCCGCCGCGCTTCCAGCAATCGAACACCGCCTCCGGATTGGCCGGCCGGTCCACCACCGATATTTCCGTCAGCCGCAGGCCGGTGATGGTGCGGCGGTCGGCTGGGTCGCGCGCGGTAACCCGGCCGCCGATCGAGAATCCCTTATAGACGCCGGTGACCACCTTCTGCCACGCCTCGCCATCAACGATGCGCGCCCCGAGATACAGGCCTCGATCGTCGACCGCCGCCTCGGTTGCGACACCGACGGCGGAGGGCTGGTGCATCTCGCGGATATTGGCGAAGCGCATGTAATCCGCGAGCGCCGTGGTGAGCGCCTGTCGTGTTATGGTCTCGCCCTGATCGTCCTGCGCCTCGGTCGAGGCATAGCCCCAGACCATCCGCTGTTCGGCATCGACTTTGGCGATCGGCCAATAGAACCGCATCTGTGTCTCCCTCAATGCCCTCAATGCCCTCAAGCGCCAAAGGTGTCAGTGCGGCCAAGCGATGGCCGGATCCTGCCAGCCGATCGTCACATCCCACACACCGGTGCCGGCGGTGTTGGACACCATGCGGACCTGCTGCACCGTATTGGTCATGACGCGGAACGTGCCTGACGTACCGGTCGAGGTGATCGCTTGGATGGACTGGTTACCGGTCGGAGTATCGACCGCGCTGCTCGCTTCGTCGGGCGAGGTGAACAGCACCTTCGGGTTGCCGCTGGCATAGATTTCGGCGCGGAAGTGCGCCAATACCTTGTGACCGCCCGGCACGCTTGCCAGCGTCTGCAGCGCCGCCGTGGTGCCGACGGTCGCGCTGTTCAAGTCCTGCTGTGGCGCACCCCAGACAAACTCGTTGCCAATTTGCGCAAAGGCGAGCAGATGCCCGGACCCATCAGTCTTGACAGCGCCGATGTAACGCTTGCGCGTGTAATTGGCCGGCATGGTAGGCGCGCCATAGGTCGCGGTCAGCAGGTAGTCGACCACACCCGTATCGGCGCGCTGGATTTGATAGACGTAGTACCAGGTCAAGTTTGCCACCGTACCGGTGTCGAGCCCGCCATTGCCGCTGCCGACCGTCCAGGCGCCCGTCGTCTTGGTGAAGGCGCTATTCTGCACCATAAGTATCTGGCCGCTATCCTCGGCGGTCGAACAGATGTCGATGTCGATCAGGGTGTTGGGGCTGGTGCCGTCGTTCGACAGCGTGCAGCCGCCGGCGAACTTGATCAGGTTGGTGGAGTTGAACCCGGCGCTTCCATTGCCGACCAACAGCGAACCCGATGTCAGGGAGGTCTGCCCGGTGCCGCCACTCGCGACCGGCAGCGCGCTGCCGAACGTCCAGCCGCCGTTGAGGCTGCCAAAATTGCTCGACCAATAAAGCGAGGCGCCGGAATTGATCGTCGGGTTGGGGGCACCGCTTTCCTGATCGAGATCGAGCGTGTTGTGGACACTGGGATAAGTGTTGGTTTCGGCCACGGCGGCGCCGATGCTGCTGACCCCGAACATCCCGGCAAAGCGATTGGAGCGGCAGGTTTGCAGCACGTTGTTGGCGCTACCCAACAGATCGAGGCTCTTGCCGGAGCCGCCGCTTGGTTCGATCGCGGCACCAATCACCTCGTTGCTGTCCATGTTGCCGCAGACAAAGCCGCTGCCGTTCTGGTAGATCACCACCGGCAATTGCCAGAAGTTACGATTAGTGTTCGCTGTGGTGCTACCGGGCCCGATCTTCCACCCGTTGGCCGAGGCCGAGCTGGCATCGGTCAAATCCGCATAGTCTCGGACAAATTGATTGAACATAACGCCGATATTGGCAGTGCTCGATACGTCGAGATCGTAGGCGCTGGCGGTGACGCGCTTCACATAAAGGTCGGTGAAGTCGCTCCATACGACCGAGCGTAGTTTGACACCGGTACCGGCCGTCGTCGCGCCGTCGAGGCACATCTTGCCGAGACCGGCGCCGACAAGCTGCTGCGCACTGGCATCGCTGCCGCCGGTCGCCATGACGCCGCTCGCGGCTCCGAGCCATGTCAGTGTGGTGCCGCACACGCCATAATTGGCGCCGCCGGCGCCCTCCACCTTGACACCGTTCGCCAATGCCGGGGCGGTTGAGATGCCGAACGTGCCGGCTGGCACAACCACCTTGCCGCCCCCGCCGGCGCTCGCGGCGGCGATCGCCGCGTTGATACAGGCACCGACATCATGGCCGCTATCCCAGGTGCATGCCCCAAAGGCCGGCGCGTTGTAGGTGTTGAGGCCAGCGCCCGGAGGCGGTGACACATCGGCCAAGGCCCGTGTCACCAGCGCTGTCGAGGCGAGGAGGGCGGTACAGGTGCGACGCATCATCACCAGCTCCTCGCCGCCATCTGGCAGCTGCCTGAACTTGAGTAGATGCGGATGCGGCATACCCGCCATCGTGACCGAAGCGCCCTGCCCGCCACCGGCCGACGCACCCGCCAATACCAGCGAGGTCGGCGCCAGCGTGCCCACCTGGTCGTCGAACAAGACGGTCAGCCCGGCGGCGCATTGTGCCTGGATGAAGTACCCGCGCCGCGGCACAACCGGTGCCGGGATCGTCGCCAGGAGCGTCATCCCGGACAGCGACGGCGCGTTGGCGCTGTAATCGGTGCCGTTGCCGCTAGGCGCCGCCATCGCCTCTGTCGCGCCCAGTTGGCGGTACCCGGGCACGTCGATCGTTTGCGCCGATGCGCTGCTCGCGGCGCCGAGTGCCGCCAACAAAAAAGCCGCCCGGAGGCGGCTTGGAGGGAGAGTCATGATGGGTACCTGAGCTTGGGGTGACGGTTTGATCGATGTCGGGTGGTCTAGCCACCCTCCGATGTCGGAAGTGGCGGGAGCCCCAGGAGATCGCGGGCTTCGTTGAGGGTGTAGATGCCGCGCGCGACATAAGTGTCGAGCACACGGGCCTCCTCCGCTGGATCCGGCACACGCCGATCGGCCCAGACAAACTCGAGATCGGGTTCGCCCATCCGGTCCTGGATCACATGATCGATCAGCCGCTTGACCCAGCCCATCAGCGGCGACAGCCCCTCGGCCAGCGCGGCGTCCTGCGCGGTATCGGCCGTGGCGCGGTTGACCTGGCGGACAAACGCGGTTGGCGGCAGCGAAAACGCATAGCACACGATGCGCGCCAGCCACTCGTCGAACTCGTCCTTGTAGGGCGCCTCGGTAAACGCCTGATAACGCGCGCCGCTCGGCGCCCAGATCAGCCGCGAGCGGGCCGCCGTGTTGCCCGTAAGGACACTATCGAACCATTCCTGGAACTGCCGGATCTGCTCGGCGCTCCACCCCTCGGGCGCGGTCAGCAGGCCCGGCGGCACATTGCCGTCGGTGAAGTGGCGCAATTGCGCCGCCTGGCGACGCAATGCGATGTTCACCGTCACCACGATCTGCTCGACCGGGCCAAAGCCATAGGCCTTGTGCGGTCGCGGGTTGCGGGGCGCGTACAGCAAGTCGTCCGACGTCAGCATTTTCCACGGCCGGCCGTGGATCACCTGCTCAAAGGCCGGCGCCGGCGGACGGGGGCGGCGCCCCGTATCATCGAACAGCAGCTTGACCGTCGCGCCATCGACGACATCGAGCCCGATCAGACCGCCGCCGCGATTTCGCCTCACCTCCAGCGTCGCGGCATCGAGCACCAGCACATCCTCGAGCAGCGCCCGCAACCAGGTGGCAAACGGGCGCTCGCCGTCGGGACGCTGGAGGAACGCCGCGATCCGAGCGATCCGCCGCTGCTGCGCGGCATCGGGGGAGCGGGTGGCGCGGCCCTTGACCGCCCAGTCCAGCTTTTCCAGCTGGTCCTTGCGGGTTTCGATCGCAAGGCGGGTGATGTCATGCGACTCGGCCAGCGCGCGCAACTCGGCAAAGCTGATCGGCTCATAGGAGCGCGGCGTGTAGATCGTGTTTACGCCGACGGGGAAATCCCACAGCCGCAGCCGCTCGGGCTCAGGTGGCGCCAGCGGATAGCCCGGCGAGAAGATGCCCTCGCCGGGCTGGAACACGCCACCGAACTGCGCCTCAAGCCCCTGCTGCCCCCAGCTATAGCCGATGGTCAGCGGAGTACGCTTGCCCTCTGCCGTCGGCATCAGAAGCTGCTCCAGGCTGACCGCTTCCAGGTGTTGGTGGCGGTGCAGGCATAGAGATAGCTCGAGTCGAATTCGAGCTGCCCGGTCTGGCATGACGCCGAACTCGACACCGGCGTGCCGGTGGTGGGAAACATGCCATTGGCAGAGGCGGTCGCCGGCGACGCCGACAACACCCGAAAATTCGAGCCGTCGAATTGCAGCTGCAGCGCCTCGTAATTCTGGCCATATAATGTCACCGCGGTTTGCGCGCCGCGGCTGCCCGGCAGGAGAATGTGGCCACCGCTGGTGCCGTTTGCCTGCACGGTCAGGTTTTTGTTGTTGTCGGATACGAAACCCATGCTCCACCCCGCTGCAATCGCGGTCGTCGGCGGCAAGGTCACGGTCAGGCCTGAGCCAGGCGCATTGAAGTTCGACAGCGACATGCCGCAATCCGTCGCGCCGGCCGCATAGGTCGCGACCGCGGGAAAACTCCATTTCGCGGTGCAGGTACCGCCGCTCATCCCGATCGACCCGGCGCTCGCCGGCGTAAGATGCATGATCCGGAAATTACTGCCGTCGAATTGCAGCACCGCGGTTTCGTAATCACCCGCGGCAAGCTGTAAAGACGTGGCGCCGCTGCCGCTTCCGGGATACAGGATCTTGCCGCCGCTGGTACCGTTGACCTGCGCCGCCGCGATCTTGCCGTTCTCATTGCCAATCGCCACCGTCCAGCCGGGATTGATGGCGCTGGTCGACGGCAAGGTGACGGTCAGGTAAGTCGACGGAGCATTGGCGGCGGACAGCGCCGTTCCATTATCCGACACCGCGGCCGCATAGCTGTTGGCGGCGGGGAAGCGCCAGCGCGTCACTCCGCCGAGACCGGCCAGCCCGAGCTGCTGTGCCGTTGCGGGTGTCGCATGCTCCAGCCGAAAGCTGCCCGAACCGTCATATTGCAGGACCACGAATTCGTACGAGTTCCCCGCTAAGCTCAGGCTGCTTTGCGGCGCTGCGTTGGCCAGCGGGTAGAGGATCTGCCCGCCGCCGCTGCCATTCACCTGCACGGTCAGCGGCTTGCCGTTATCAGTGGCCAGCCCCACCGACCAGCCGGACGGCAGGGCGCTGGTCGGCGGCAGGGTGACCGTCAGTCCCGCGCTGGTGTTGTAGCTTGACAGCACATTGCCATTATCCGCCGTCGCCGCGGCATAGCCGGCCCCTGCGGGAAACAACCAGTTCCCGGGCCATTCACGGCTTTGCAGGCCGTTACCGGCTAACGTATTTCGGGTCGCGCTGACGATCCGGTAGGCGTTGCCATCGGATTGCAGTTCGACATACTCGTAATTCCCCGGCCCGAGGGTCAGGGATGACAGCGACTTTCCGCCCGACAGGATGGTTCCGGAGGCCGGCGTGACCATCACTCCCTTGCCGTTATCGCTGGCAAATCCCATCGACCAGCCGGCCCCCGCCGTTGCGGGCGCCGGCAGTGTCACTGCGAGCGACCCGCCAGGTGCGTTGTACGATGACAACACAGTGCGGTCATCGATCGGGGCCGCGGTATAGCTGGCGATGGCAGGGAACTGCCAGCGGGCCCAACTGCCACTGCCGATCACCTGGATGCCGGTCGATTGCGGCCCGCGATTGATGACATTGCCGCCATAGGTCGGGTTGATCAGCGTGTTGTGGTTGCTGGCGGTGGCATTCACCGCCGTGGCGCAGGCAAAATAGGGCGATACAAAGCTGTTCATGCCATCATGATTGAAGGTAATGCCGAGACAGGTCGGTGAAACCTCCATGTCGAAAGCGAAAATCGTGTTGGCGTAGTTGTAACCCTGTTCGAGCAACAAGGCGGTACCGCCGGTTCCGGCCGCGCTGCCGGCGCCCGAAATCCGCGAGAACTGCACCTGTTCGAGCGCCATGCCGGCAGCACCGCCGGCGCTATCGGCGACCGCGAAAATATCGGAATCCAGAACGTAATTGAGCTGCAGGCCGCCCGCGGTCGACGCGGTCGAGGCATTGTTCACCACCAGGTGATCAAGCTTTGCCGAGTTCTGCGCGTCGGACAAATCGGGCTTGCCGATGACCACGGCATAGGTCGGCGTATTCGCGTTGACGAACAGCGCGCCCTCTTCCTTGAAATAGAAACAACCAGCCGGGCTGCCCGTCGTGCCGCCCGAACACTGCACTTGCAGGACCGGCCCACTGGCGATGGTTCGGCCGTCGATTGTGGCGCCCTCGGATATCAGGCGAAACCCGCTCGAGGCCTGGCCGGCGAAATCGATTGCCAGCTTTGCCGTCACCTTGTAGGTGCCGGCCGGGATATGCACCGGCCAGTTATTGGTGATCGCAGTGTTGATCGTGTTCTGCAAAGCCGCGGTGTCGTCATGATTGCCGTCACCCACCGCGCCCCCCGCCATGCCGGGGCACCTCACGTCGATCCAGGGCTTCCCGGAGCACATCAGTACGTCGCCGTTCAGCGCCGCGGTGCCGGAGGTGCTCAGGGTCGAGAAATTGCCGGGGGATTGCGCCACCGCCCCACAAGGCGCGAGCATCGTGCCGAGCAACAGGGCGGATCGCAGGGCGGAATAAGAGCGCATCGCCATCACCACCGCCGCGCTGCAAAGGCTTGTCCGGTTGACCCGCCATACAGGCTAACCGCGCCGCCCGGCTTATACCCGGAGGGAGTCATGAAAATGCCGCCACTCGCCGCGATCTGAAGGCTCGCGCCCCCGGCCGCGGCGGTGCCGATATCCGACACCCAGAGTGCCGCATTGGAATTGTTCTGCACCAGGAACCCGTTGACCGGTACCAGGCCGCCGAACAGAGTCTGGGCACTCCCGCCGGTGGCCACCGTGCCGCTGCCGTCACTCGCCGGCACCCCGGCCACGTTGATCACCGGCAGCGGGTTCTGCACTCCCACCGGCGTCGAAACACCCTGTGCCGTCGTGGTGGCGGGCGCGTGCATCGGGACCAGATTTCCGTTTCCGTCGCTAGCGGTGGCAAGCGATTGCACCACCGTATTGGCGTCCTTGACGAGCAGCGTCATCGATCCTCGCTTCTGGTTTCGGCAAGCCGCCGATAGGTTTCGAAAATTCCGTCACCGGCACGCGGCGCGACAAGCAATTCGGTCAGCGCCCATACCAGCGCATCCACCCGCTCGGGCGAGTACCCGGCAGCGTTGCGATCGAAATCGCCGCTGAACGCGCACATCTGGTCTTCGAGCTGCGGCAGGGCGCCGAGGTGATGCACCCGGCCCTGCTCGTACAGCGCCGCCACCGGCTCGGCGCGCGCCACCTTGCCGCGCGCCGCCCGCACGGCGCCAAAGGGCAAATTGGCATCGACGGTGCGCAACACGGCCTCGACCATCTCGCCGCCATTGTTCACTTCGGCGACGATGCGGTCGGCATGGTGCGTGTGATAGGCGACGACCGCAGTGCGCGCCCATTCCGCCGGCGCGTAGTGTCCCGACGCGTCGGCCAATACATAGCCCTGCCCGGCCGCATCCCGGCCAGCCACGACGATGCCCGTCTCGTCGGCATGCTCGCCGGACGCCGCCGCCGGATCGATCGCCACGACAACGCGCGCAAGCTCCGGCAGCACTGCAAGCCGCGCCGCCTCGATCGTGCCGCGCTGCCACAGTGCGCCGGGTACATCCTCGAGCAATTCGCCGTCGAGTTCCTGCCGCCCGAGCCGCGTCCCCTCATAACGCCGCACGATCTGGTCGAGAAACCCCGGGGCGAGATTGCCGGCATTGTCGAGCGTGCGGCCGCGTGTCACGACGACCTTGGAATCGGCCAGCAGCTCGCGGATCAAGCGGG